AGTTGTGAAAAGGTTTTAATGATCAGCTCCCCGTCTTATCATTGGGCAATATCCACCCCCTATGTCAAAGTGTGGATTAATTAAAACCAAAAAAAATGACAAAGTCAATTTTTTTCCACAAGATAGTAAATAATACTATCATAGTAAAAACTGCCGTGCTTGGGACTAAAAAGTCCACAATCAACGGTGTCACTGTCTATGACAGAGAACAAGGCTCCGTGACCTACGGTCTACTATGCCTTATGGATGAATCTGGTAATTCCCTAGATCCATCCACTCTTGGTCTCAAGAAGAACCAAGAGATTAAGGGATTCCAGTTGTCATCTAATCCGGTCCTTGACCAGGAAACAGATGAACCAACTGGTATGTACTGGGCAGAATCTATCTAAGATTCTGTTTAGTACTTACTGTAACTCTGCATAGCTACGTTACATCCACACTACTATGCACAGTTACACTAACACTTAATACAATTAGAGTGTATAAATAATTAATTGTGTGCATTAAATTGTGTGTGTGAGATCCAATTTCCCACATATTACCACTTTAATCCACAACTACAACTGTTATTCACAATAATATATAATATAGCTATCATCCAACAATCATGAACAGTAGTACGTAATACTTAGTAATTAACTTAGTCAGAGCAAGAGACAATGATGGTAGTTATATTATTATGTTCTCTCTCTATAGGATGAGCATATTAGTATCCGCAATATTAAAAAATATAGAAAGGCTGTACTATTAGTCAATTTCATAACATTGGCAACAGCGTATTCCTAAGCAAGAAGATAAACTGCTTTAATATAATACACCATCATTTGAATAGGCGGTATTGGGTTGGTCATTACTGTAACACCATAGTAAGTCCTTATCGTGAAGGTTAGAACCATCTTCATATATTGAAAAATATATAAGTAATCTTGCAAGATTGGAGATGGTTTGCAATTTAAAAAAAACCTAGAAGTTAAATCTTTGTGAAGAGGTATTCTTTCTTAATCTAGGTAGTGCGGGCCCACTTCAAGGCTTACATACAGCAATGTGGTTAACCAGGGTAGTCTGGTTTCCACTAGGCTGTATTAATATTAACTTATTTTTTTACTATGTATTTTAAACTTTTAGTGAGATCGTGACTCACCACGCAGACATATGTTTGTAAAACAGAAATGCTCTAACGGAGCATCAGTGCTGGATACTAGTTACAGCCAGAAAACTAATACTAGTCAAATCTAGAGAATGGAGGTGTACACACTGCCTAGACGTAGGAGGAAGGAAAGTGTCATAATATATCAACCTCTATTCTTTTTTAACTCAAACTTTATTATTAACCTTTAAATTACTACTATGAAAAAGAAATTTAAATGTAGACTAGGTGTTATACCATTCATTGGTATGGGATTTGGCTACCAAAAGAGAAGTAATGCAATAGATTTTATATTGTTATTACCTTTTCTAGACATTGAACTCACGTATAACTTTAAAAAATCTAGACTATGAAAAGATGTAAAAATTTTAATCCACCAGCAAAGATTCTTGTTGCATGGATTACAGCAGTGATTGCTACTATAATAAGTGGCTTATCTTCAATCTTATTGATTGAATGGTTGCAACCTCATCCTGATACATCAAGAACTATATTCATGACATTGTTTTGGGTATACTTAATTGTATCATTAGTGTGGTTGTTTGATGTTAAAAAGAAGTATAACCAGTGGCAGACATGGAAGTTCTGGACACAAAAGAACCGTGGAAAGTGATTAACAAATTGTTAAACTTTTGGAAAAATCTATGGAAGAGGGATACAGAGTGTATTACCTCTTTCCATAGTCGTAAGATATTTCAAACTGACTGTAACAAAATAAACAAGATCCATAGAAGAATGGATGTTGTTAACGGTAATTTGGAATATATCTGTAGTTACTTTGGTGGTGCATGCGTACAAACATACATGACCAAAGATAACTTGACTGAGATATGTTTTCATCTTGGTACTTGGAATACACCAAAGTATTTCAAAGAAGCTATTAGTGATTATCTAATAGAAGTTAAGCCTTTTAAGACTATGTTTGGTGATGTTGATATGGATGATTACACTTGTGAATTATTTGCAAGTTGTCATAGTATTGACTTTAAACTTAAAACTAGTAAACCAGGTATAGCTTTTATGGATAGTTATGAGCAACTCAAAATGATAAAAGACAATCAAGGTCTTATCAAAAGAGTTAAAGCTTTTGTAAAGGAAGGTAGACACCTTGATCCTGTGCATGAGTGCTATGACAGTCACCGTATAATGGTAGATATTTCTCATATATGAGAAACATAACAGTACCAGTATATAGTTACTAATGATTTAATAGTCAGTAATGGTTATTAAGTTTGAGTGAGAGATAGTAAGGGTAGTGTAACAGCTACTCTTACTGTCATGTTTGCACCCATAGCTCAATTGGATAGAGCAACAGCCTTCTAAGCTGTAGGTTGTAGGTTCAAGTCCTACTGGGTGTACAGTTAACTAATTAAATAGATTATTATGGTAAGAAACTTTTTAACATTTATAAAACAGGAATGGAAATTCCTTTTTACAACATTAATCATATGTACATTTACTCTTTCAGTAGTTATATGTATGGTTTTGGCAATATTTAATCCTGAATTATTATGGAACGGAGCATAAAGCTTACTGTGCCTCAACTAAAAATATTGTTATCTGACTTGTTTAACCAAGAAGCTGGTAAAGCAGCAGATGCAGTATTGTATATGTTGAATGATTCACAGATAGAATTATTAATGCACATTATGTCTACACCAGACTATATACTTTTAAACAAGAATCAAAAGATTAAGTTTAAACCTGATAAGTATGAGTTTGATAGTGTAAACATAGATGTACTACAAGATCTAGGATATGTAGATGAAGAAGGTTATCATTACGGCAGGATAACTGGTGACACATCTTATGGTAGTGATTTTAATCCTACTTATTATAAGATGCATGTGAAGTGTGTTACTTTACAAGATAATAAGCCTATATCTACAAGTGTAGAAGTATATACTAAAGATATTGTAGCAATACCTTTAGATAAATGGAAAGGTTTGGAATAGTTTCACATGAAGTTATATCTGATCCAGAGCTATCATTGATAGCAAAGTGTGTATATAGTGTATATTGTATACATGCTAATAAGAGTCGTACTTGTTTTCCTAGCAATAGTACTGTAGCTGACATGTTAAATGTTGGTTATAGTACTGTTAGCAGGGGTATAAAAGAGTTAAAAGATGCAAAATATATTAAAAGAGAAGGTAAAATAATAAAATTACTAAAATGAAAAAAATAATAATAATATTAGTAGCATCAGTTTTTATAGGATGTGACTATAATCCTACTGTAAATCATCAAAAATGTTTATTTTTTGGTGACACAAGAAAAATAGTAGATACTGTTTATTTAAATGATAATGGTGTGCATGTAGATTTAGTATTACCAACAGATGGAGAGTATACTTCATATGGATGGGGTGCAGCACATTTCTTTATGAACATTCCAACATGGAATGATGCAAGTTATAAAGATTACTTACATGTTTCTAATAATAGGGAAGATGTTGTAATAAGAGAAATCCGTCATTATAATAAACAAGATCACTGGATACCTGTTCTTGTAGATAAGTATCAATTAAAAATGTTACATAGAAATGTAAAAAAATCATATGTGCTTGATTCTAATGGAAATAAAATTAGAGTTATAGATACAATAAATAATGGTTGGTATTACAAAGCTAAAGGTAAGTATTCATTATTGTATACTTGTAACACTTGGACTAATGAAATGCTAAAGAAAAGTGATCTTTATGCAAGAAAAAGAGCAATTTTTAGTAAGGATATAATAAATCTTTATGATTAATATTAATAGATAGCTATACTTCTATTAATAAATATTGCTGTATCAACAAAAGTATGTATTATCACTGATAATTTTTGATATTTTTGTTAAATGATATACCAGTTACCAAATGGCAGAGTTATACATTTAAGTATTGAACAATACTTAGATATGACTGATGATGAGCTTCATGAGCTTGCCTGTCTTGGTGACCAGTATACATCTGATCCAGTAGATCCTTTCTTTAAATCTGCATTACATAGTTCAAACACTAAAAAACAAAAATCAGATGATGGTATGTTACCAGAAGACAGAGAACAACGTCTTGATGAGATACCTGATATAGAGAAGTTCCAGGATGATTACTTTCGTCCTGATGACATTTAAATTTATTCACACTTTTTATTAATTTTTTAAAACCAATTTTGACATGACTGAAAATGGTAAAGTTACTATTGTTGCAGATGACAACGGTAGTGTAATTAGAGTATCCAAAAATAATCCTGAATTTGGACACGTTAGATTAGTACAGGAAACAACTGCTATTGGCAACGGAAACTGGGTCAAGAAGCAGAGTAGAAGTACCTTAATACATGGTACTGTAGAAGACTTACAAGCTACAGGTTTAGCTGAGGCAAAAACATTGCCTGGTAAGATTGTTGTTAGAGAATCATTTGAACCATTTAGTTCAGATAATCCTGATAGAGATCTTAAAGTAGCAGGGGACACAGGCATAGTATGTGTAGGTGTTAACCCAGAGACAGGTGAAGTAGACTGTCCTATATACAGAAAATCATTTTATTCTATGGATATGAATGATCATGATACACTTATTGCTCACACTAATGGTGCAGCTATTAGAGAAGCTAATGGTGTTGAGTCAAAAGCAGTTAAGATAACCAAAGAACAAATGGAAGAAATGACTGCTAATGATGAAGAAGAAAAGCCTAAGTCTACTAGACGTAACAAGCAAGTAGATTTAGAAGATTCTATTGAAGAAATAGAATCAAAAGAAGAAGTGGTAGTTGATGAGGATGATGATGTAACTTTTGAGTTAGATTAATCCTAATTACTATTATTTTGTTTCTAAGGGGGGCCATGTGCCCCTCTTTTTTTATTACTCAAACTTAATATAAACTTAAAACTATACTGACATGCTAAACGCACAACAAATCCAACAACTTAAAGTAGCTAAACATCTAGCACGTTTAAGAAAACTTGAAATCTATGATGAATATATGTCTCATGATAGAAAAATAGAGTATCAAAAACTTAATCCAAAGCAACACTTTCTATTTAAAAGGGTATTGCATGGTCTTAAGTTATATAACAAAGAAGAAATATCTAAGATGCATTGGGATAAGAAGAGAAGGATTATAAAAGTTTGGAAAAGATCTCAAGATGTTATAAATAGATGGAAGCAAAGACTTTGTTATAATGATTCACAGAAGATATTTGCTATATTTGCAGGTAGTAAATTAGGTAAAGCTTTTTATGAGCAACCTTTTGATTATATATCTGATTATCAGAATAAACTAACTTTAAAAGAAATGGGCATTCAATATGAACATTTGATTGTTAAGTTTATATCAGAAGGATTACTACCATCTAACTTTTTTGACATTAAATAATGAAACCAAAGAAGAAATATTGTGCTGGTTGTGAAACAGACCAGTATATATGGAAGAATCATGAAGGTAATAAATATTGTAGAAACTGCTGGGGTAAACTTGCAGGTAAACCTTTTAAATCAAAAAAGGTTAAACCAATTAAGGTTAAATCTACAAAGATGCAGAAACTTGATGCATTGTATGGTAAGTTAAGAGGGGTATTTCTTACTAAACATCCAATGTGTCAAGCTGCTTTACCTAATTGTACTAAACAATCAACTGATGTACATCACATGAAAGGTAGGGGTAAGTATCATAATGATGCAACAACCTGGCTTTCTGTGTGTAGATCTTGTCATACATGGATAGAAGAACATCCAATAGAAGCAATAGAATTAAATTTATCAATTAAAAGAGACTAGTTATGGCTAAATTAGATAACGCAAAACAAGCCCTTGAAGGTAAACAATATAAAGAAGCTCATGAATTCATGAAGCAGATACACTATAAAGAAGTATTAAATAAAGAAATAGCTGAAGCTAGAAACTATACTAATATAGATAAATATGGTAGTATAAATGTACATCAGTTAATGAAAACTGATAAACAACATATCATTGAAGTATTAGAACATGCTATGGGAACTATAAGATATTTGAGAGATGGGAAGAGATAGTGTACAAAAGCAAGCGTTAGATCTTGCTGTAAATAATAAGAGATGTGGATTAGGTATTTCTATGGGTGTTGGTAAAACAAGAATTGCTATACAGCACCTACAGAAAAACTATAATCCTTTTATAAAAACACTAGTTGTTATACCTAAGCTATCTGTTATGGATGCTTGGTTAGATGAATTAAGAAAAATGAATTTAACTGATAGGTTATTGTCACATATAGAATTTGTAACATACTTATCATTAAATAAAAAAAATCCAAATGATTATGACATAGTATATCTTGATGAATGTCACAGTTTATTGGATAGTCATAATGAATTTTTATCTGAATATAAAGGTAAAATTCTTGGTCTAACTGGTACACCACCAAGAAAAGGCACTGAGAAATACAAGATGGTCAATAAGTATTGTCCTATTGTATACAACTATAGTGTTGATGAGGCTACAGATAGTAATATACTTAATGATTACAAAATTATTGTACATGAGTTACAACTATCTAAGCTTAAAACACATAAGAAGAAAGCTAAGAATGGTGGTTTCTGGTATACATCAGAAAAAGCAGACTATGATTATTTTACATCACGTGTAGGTGATGCACAGACACAGAAACAAAAGCAATTTGCATCTATAATGCGTATGAAAGCTATGATGGATTATCCAACAAAAGAAGCATATGCAAAAGGTTTACTTAAAAACATAGATCAAAAGTGTCTTGTATTTGCTAATACAAAGAAACAGGCTGACAGAATGTGTTCACATAGTTATCACTCAGGTAATAAAAAATCTGAAGAAAACTTAGAATTATTTAGTGATGGTAGAATAAATCAAATGTCTTGTGTATTACAACTTAGTGAAGGTATATCTATACCTAATTTAAAACAAGGTATTATAATGCATGCATATGGTAATGAAAGAAAAACTTCACAACGTATAGGTAGATTACTTAGGTTATTACCTAATGAGCAGTCTATCTGTCATATACTATGTTATGCAAATACAGTAGATGTTAAATGGGTTAACTCAGCGTTATCTACATTTGACCAAGACAAAATACATTTTTATAACCCTTTAGATAATTAATTATGAAATATTTAATAATGTTAGTATTATTTTTAGCATCGTGTGGTGTATCACAGGATATAACACAACGTCAATTGCTAATTCAAAAAGAAATTGATATACTGCAAGCAAACTATTATTATAGTTTAGACTCTTTGTATATAGAATACTATAAAAAGCCTTAAGTTATGGGTAGAATGAAAGAAGTGCATATGGAATATATGCAATCTGGCACTGATAAATCTGCTATGGAGTATCTTGAATGGTATTATAACCAAACAAAAAATACTCCAGCGCAGATGGATCAACCATGTCCTAACTGTTCTAGTAAAACATTAAACTACATGGCAACAGATGATATTAACTGTACTAAATGTGGACAAGAATTTGTTCTTGTTGATATTAATACATTAAGATTTAAATAATATGGAAATAACAATATGGTTTCTTTCTATACTTGCTGGTATGCTTATTGGATTTTACATAGCAACTCAGATAGAAAGAAAATTAAATAGAAAAACAAGGCTTGCTCCTACAAAGATTAATGTATCTTATGTAGAGCAAGGCCGCGGCATGTTTTATGGCATGTATATACATAATGATTCAACAAGATATTGTAAGCTTAGTAGAGTTGAAGAAGCTAATGCTGTCTTAAGATCATTAGGAATAGGAGAAAAACTACCTGAATCAATATCACAAGATAACTCTATAACAATCCTTAATAATATAATGGGACAGTTTAATGAGATTCATTATCCAGATTGTGTATTTGATTGGGATAATTGTATGGATGTATCATGAAAGCAAATTTATTTGCCAACCTAACCAAACGTGATGGTAAGTTGGAATATAATGTTAAAGCACAAGAAACAATATACAATAAGTTTGTAGAAGATTTACCTGAAGGAGCTAAAGTAGAAATATTTATTAGCATCTCAGGTGATAATGGCACTAATGCACAGATAGCTAAGATACATGTAAGTATAAGACAACTTGCAAATGATCTTGGTTATTCTTTTAGTGAAATGAAATTACTTGTAAAAAGAAAAGCAGGACTCTGTTTCAATAAGAATGGAACTGAGTACTGCAAATCTTTTGGAGATTGTAGTAAAGAGGAATTAAACTCTGTAATACAAGAAATTATAGAATTAGGTGATGAAGTTGGATCTAATCTTCGTTAGATTGTGGAGAATCATATGCTGATGCACTATTATTATCAGTCGTTGTAGCTCTTCTAGCTTCATCTTCTTTTCTCATATTTTCATAATTACCATTAACCTCTTTAAACATATCTTTTAATTCATCTTCATTAAAAGTTTCTAAAGATTTAATCATCTTTTTAGTAGCTTCATCTACATCTTCATCTGTAACAATGACATTTCCTTGTTCAACAGCTTGTCTATTCATTTCTGTTTGAATTGTCATTAATGTCCATAATGAATTCATATATGGATCAACAGGATCATCTTCTTTGATATGTTCAAAGTTTGTTTTAATGTGATGTAATGCTTTTATTGTATGATCTTCACTATGCAAACTAAAAAGATAATTTATAGTTTCTTCTATATATGTTCTAAATTCTGTTGTAAAAGGTATCTGAGTAATAGCATCAGGTACTAATTGTACAACTTTGTTATTTCTAATAGCTTCTTTAGCTTTATTAGATCTTTCAGCTATTTGTTTTTTTGTTAATTTCTTTGCCATTATTTAAAAATTTTAATAAATCAGGATTAGTTTTAATCCTTAGTTTTTTTATACTTGGTTCTTTAATTGCAACCATTAAATTTTGTATGAGAAACGTGTTGTTCATGTGGCAAATATAACAAAAATTTCTTATCTTTGTAAACTTTAAAACCAATAAATATGTTTGAAGAAGAACATAAGCAAATGACTAGAGAAATTCAGTTGTTTGTAAATAACTTTGAATTAAAATATAAAAAAAAACTGCAAGTAATTGTTAGTGAAAAATTAGGCTCATCTAGTGTAAAGAATTATACCACTATGTGGAAAAATGAAATAGATGCATTAGCCAATATAAACATAACTAATAAACTTAAGGAGCTTGAAGAAATTGTAATACATACAATGCATGAAATAGATCCTTCACTTAGTTATGTAGACTCCATGATCATTAAGTCTAGAAGAAGAAATGTTTTAATATGGGTACAATGTTACACATATATAGCAAGGAATCTTGGATTTACTACTACAAGAATAGGACAGTTTATAAATAGAGATCATGCTACTGTATTACATTCAGTAAAATCAGTACAGAATATGATAGATACAAATGAAACAGATTATATGGTAGTACATAAGGCTGTATTAAAAAACATTAAAGATTATGTGGGAATTATTTCAACAAATACTGAAGGAGAAAATGACACCCAATCAATTCTTGATTCTTTACGGAATAAAGAAGAGTCTGTCATTACCCTTGCCTGATAATAAATCAGATGTTCAACAACTTAAGTCATTAGGTTTTATTGAACAGGATGGTTCATTATCTATAAAAGCTAATAAAGTAATAGCAAGATTTGAAAACTACTTTATTAAAGCTAAGAAAAGAACTAGTATTCAGCTTATGGGTAAAGAGTTCTTGAAAAGAATCAATGAATATAGAGATATATTTCCTGCAGGTAAACTACCAAGTGGTAAACCTGCACGTGTAAATGTAAAGACATTAGAAAATTCATTTAGATGGTTCTTTGAAAACTATGATTTCAGTTGGGATGAAGTCATAGATGCAACAAGCATGTATGTTAATGCATACAGAGACAATGATTATATGTATATGAAAACAAGTCAGTACTTTATTAGTAAACAAGATAAATCTAAAGTCAGAACATCTGATCTTGCAGATTATTGTGATATGATTAGAGATGGAGTAGAGCCTGAAGATAACCACTTTAAAGAGAAAGTAGTATGAAAGAGGCATGGCATGGACAATATCAATCATTTAATGAAGCACTTAAATATATGCTTGACAGACAATCCGGTAAGGAGAAGTCTATACAAACACCATGGCCTAAGTTTAATGATGCTGTAACAGATGGATTAGAGTGGAACACTCTTACTGTTATAGGCGGTAGACCAGGGTCAGGTAAGACATTAATTAAAGATCAAATAATTAGAGAATCATTTGTTCTTAATCCTGAAGAAAACTACAGAGTTCTTGAGTTTCAATTTGAGATGGTAGGTAGAACCTCAGCATTAAGAGAGTTTAGTTCAATAACCGGTAAGACATATAAAGAATTATGTAGTGCTGGTCATATTTTAACTAAAGATACATTTGATAAATGTCACTCATATGCAAAAGATAGAGTTAAAAGTCCAGTAGATATTATATCTACACCTATGACTGTAAATCAAATGCGTGAACAAATAGACATGTATATGAATGAACATCAAGGTCAAAAGACTATTATAACTCTAGATCATACAATACTAGTAAAAAGAGCACCATATCAAAATAACAGATTAGATATGTTATTTGAGCTGGGTGAGTTTTTTACACAAGTTAAACGTGAATATCCTTGTATGTTCATAGCACTGTCACAGCTTAATAGAAATATAGATAATCCGGATAGAGCAGTAGATGGTAAGTATGGTAACTATGTACTTGAATCAGATATATTTGGTTCAGATGCAATGTTACAACATGCTGATACTTTAATTGGTATTAACCGTCCTGCAAAACAAAAGATTAGATTCTATGGCCCTGATAGATATATTATACAAGATGATAAAACACTAGTTTTACATTTTCTAAAAGCCAGAAATGGTGACACAAGAATGAGTTTTTTCAAAGCTCAGTTTGAGAGAATGCAAATAGCAGAGATGGATACTCCACCTCAGCAAGAAAGAAGATAATTATGATAAGCACAAAATTAAAAGATAATATTATGACTCCAGCTGAACGTAAACAGAAAGTTTCCAAGCTTAGGGAAGAGCATCAACCATACTTTGATAGTGTTGGAGAAAAACATGCTTTATATATTCCTAAGATGGCCTATAGACCCACTGGTAAAGATGAACTATATGTATCATTTTTTCCTAGTGAGTTAGAAAAAGGTAAAGATATTTATACAGAATTTGTAAGTATACAATATGAGTCTGAAGATCCAAAGAGAACATTGTATTTAGTTAAACATAATCCACATTGGAAAGAAGAGTATGAACTAATTACAAGTAACTCAGGATTTGAAAGACATCTAATACCTGTTTCAGAGTTAAAGCCTATGAATGATGTAACTAGTAGAGGACAAAAGTTTACTACTAAAGACATTAAAGAAGACTTTGACAAAATTAAATTACCAGACCCAGAGACTGGTAGAGATATGCTAGATGTACTAAAAGGTATTGAGAGAGCATTATTAAGTATAAGTAATAAATTAAATAAATAAGTATGGCACAAAGTGTATTAGTCATTGCAGACTCAGGGACAGGTAAGTCCACATCTATTAGGACATTAGATCCTAAAGAAACATTTATCATCAACATTGCTAACAAGCCGTTACCATTTAAAGGTTGGAAGAAGAATTACGTAAATATTAGTAAAGAAAATCCAAAGGGTAATATGACTTCAGCTTCATCCGCTAATGGTATAGTTAAGGCTATGATGCATGTCAATGATAAGATGCCACACATCAAAACATTAGTTATTGATGATTGGCAGTATATGTCCAGCTTTGAATACTTTGATAGAGCTAGTGAGAAAGGTTATGATAAGTTTACTCAGATTGCAGCAAACTTAGCACAGGTTGCTAAAATGCCTAAAGATATGAGAGAAGACTTAACCATCTTTTTCTTAACTCATTCAGAAGATTCAACTGATATTAACGGACACAGAAAAGTTAAAGCTAAAACTATTGGTAAGATGATAGATAATACTTTAACTTTGGAAGGTCTTTTCTCTATTGTATTATTTGGTAGAGTCAAGAAGAATGAAGACTCATTAGAATATGGGTTTGATACACAAAATAATGGAGAAAACACATGTAAATCTCCAATGGGAATGTTTGAAGATTCCTTTATACCTAATGATTTACAATTCGTGAAGGATTGTATTACAACTTATGAAAATTAATTATTATGAATGAAGTAAAAAGTAAAGTTATGTTTAATACAAAAGACATGTCTGCTGGATCAAGCAGACCAAAACCAGTAATGAGTCCAGGTAATCAAGTTGTTAGAATTAATTCTGTTACATTTGATAAAACACCATATGACTCTGAAGCGTACAATATTACTCTACATGTAGAGACAGAACCAGTTAAGGGAGACTTTGAAGGTTTCTATAGAGATATGAATGATCAATCTAAAGGTAGATATGAAGGTCAAGTGGGTAGAGTTAGAATGACTCCTTATCCATATAAAGATGCAACACTTCCAAGTGGACGTGAAGTATCTAGAGATCAAGAAGTATTGAAGTCTATGATCTTTTTATCTGAGCAATTAGGTAAAAGAGATGAACTAGATGCTATTGAGGCAGACACAATAGAAGCTTTTATGACAAAAGCATCAGCGTTGTTTGCTAATAGTGATTTCTTTAATGCTTGTATAGGTTCAAGACAATGGGAAAATAAAGAAGGTTATGTTAATGATGATCTTTATTTACCTAGACCATCTAAAGATGGAGTTCCTGTAGAAGCTATAGATATTGATACTACTAAGTCTAGACTTATGACATATGATAAGTCTACACATCTTAGAGAGATTGTAAGGAAAGAGACACCAGCTGCTGATTCTTCATTTGAAGGAACATCAGGTAGTGGATCTGACTTTGAACTGTAAATAATAAAAGGGGTGTTGAATGGTGTAAATCCAGACGTGGTAATACCAGCTTAATTGAGGAGAAAACACTTGCGTTATCCAACCCTCAGCCCCAATATTATTATGATAAGTACAAAGAATCTTGTATCTGATGAAAGTAAAGTTCCAAGTGCTTGGGTGTTTCAATACTATCTGGATTTACCAGAGAGTTTAACTGGACAAAATGTTAGAATACATTCTATATTTAATCCGGGTGAAAGAACACCAAGCATGTGGGTCTTTGTTGATAAGAATACAAGGCAGTATAAATTTAAGGATTTCTCAACAGGAAACTATGGTAACAAAATTGATCTGATCAAAGAGCTTTTTAGTATAGACTACTCAAAGGCTGTATTCAAAATGATTAATGATTACAATAAGTTTGCATTAGAAAAAGGTAAGTATAACATAGAGGTTAAGGATCATCCTAGATATAAGGTTGATTATTGCAGTGAACGGCCATGGAATAGATTGGATCAGCAGTACTGGTTACAGTTTAACATTGGTAAGTCAACATTAGAGAAATATAATGTAAAACCTCTTGAATATTATACTATGTCAAAAGATGATCCTGATGGTGTAAAAACTATTAGGATGGAGTATCCAAAATTATATGGTTACTTTGACAAGGATGGTAAAGTTTATAAAATATACCAACCGTCACAAAAAAAATATAAATTCATAAAGATCAATGCACATCTGCAAGGCTTTGATCAGTTAGAATATAATCAACCTTATTTGGTTATATGTTCTTCTTTGAAAGACGCAATGTGTCTTAGTCAATTTGGTTATAACCTTGAGGTTATTGCTCCTGACTCAGAGAATACAGTAATCAAACCCTATATAATTCAAAATCTTAAGGATAAGTATAAAAAAGTTATAACTTTGTTTGATAATGATACAGCAGGTAGTAAGGCCATAGATAGATATAAAGAACTATATCAGATTAATGGCTTTGCATTAGATAGTTGTAAAGATTTATCAGATGCTGTTAAAGAACATGGTTTTAATGCAGTACATAGCATGCTCAAACCTTTATTAATTAAAAACTTAAGACAATGAAATGGTTTATACCGGGGAATGTACCCTCAAGTAAGAATGGTAGAAGGTGGACTGGTAAATATTTTATATCAAGTAAAACTGTTATGAAGTATAGAAAGGATACTACTAAACATTATCAGAAGCATGCAGCTTCTTTTGCAAAAGAGTTAGCAAAGCATGATCTTCCTGTTACAATATCATTTAAATTTTATAGAGGTACACGGCACAAGTTTGATTATATAAATCCTGCACAAACAGTTCAAGATGACATGGTAAAACATGGTTGGATTGAAGATGATAACATGACATTTATGTTACCACATTTTGAAGAGTATGTGTATGATAAAGAAAATCCAGGTGTTGAAATTAAAATAATTAAAAATGGAAAATCTAACAATAAAACAAAAACTAAAACTAAGAGAACTAAAAGATCTAGGAATAGTAAGAGTTCAGGTACATTATAGTGGGGGTGGTGATGATGGTTGTATTGATAGCACTGATGCATATATATTAGATGAAAAAGGTAATGAAAAATGGGACCGGGATATTGTTCCTGATGATTTTCTTGGTATGTTTGAAGAAGCACTTTATAATTTTATAAGTAGAAATGTTGAGTGGGATTGGGTTAATAATGATGGTGGTTATGGAAGTTTAGAAATTAATGTTGATACAGGAGAATTAACTATTCATCACACTCAAAGACATACTGAAAACTATGAATATCCTGTAAAGGATAATCCTATTACTGAAGCTTTAGCATAATGGCTCATCCATTATTGCATTCTAAATCTTCTGCAAGGAAGTTTGGAGGTAAACCTGAAGACTATATTCACATCCATGATTGGATGGATGAAACTAAAAGTTGGTTAGGTTCTTCTATGCACAGAATGTTTAGACATCACAGTGAAGGTATCTTTGCTTGTGAAGATAGATTTGGTAAATCATTTAAAAATTCAGATGGTAAAACCGTATATACTAGATATGTTGCAGAGCAGCATGTAAGGGAGGACTGTAATAATTATATTCCTACCGCAAAGGAATGGTTAGACATTCTTAATAGTAAAAAAACGCCTATATGGGCCTTAAAAACAATGAAAATAAATGATTGAATTAACTTTAGAATTATATTTACAAAATAAAAGATTAATAAAAGGTTCTGATGAAGATATGCAAATTGGTATATCTAATCTTATAAGCTTAAAAGTATCTGATGCTGTAATAATAGCAATAGCTAAATCATTAGATAGTAGTGATAGATTTAATTTTATAAGATCTTTTGTCAATGCAGAAAATTGGAATACAGAAGAAGAAATCATGGAAAGAACAACTGATCTTAGAGACAAGTGTAAACCTTGGAGTGATTTATTTCAAATTCTTAAAAAAGGATCTATTAGCAATATAGAGAAAAGAATAGTAGAATATGAAATAACTATGTTATACCTAGGTAGCATGAGTAGTAAGAATTTTGTAAAAAAAATTAATTTGGAATTAGCATGGTAAATATATCAGATATTCTTGCTAGAGCAAGTAAATCCTTAATCTTAGATGAGCCCTATTATGGGCTCTTTTTGATTGGATTAAACAAACAAATGCGTAAAGACATACCTACTGCAGGTGTGAGTAAAAATGGTATAGGTGTTCAACTATCTATTAACCCAGGTTTCTTTGCTGATCTTAATGAGAAACAAAGAATAGGATTATTAAAACATGAATTGTTGCATGTGTCTTTTGGACATATAACAATGAGAGATAGGTTTAGTAATCATAAACTATTTAATATTGCTGCAGATCTTGAGATTAATCAATATATAGCCGCTGATCAGTTACCTGAAGGTGGTTTAACTCTTGATACATTTCCAGAATTAAATCTTCCTAAGAAAGCTGGTACTATTAAGTACTATGAGTTACTTGAGCAAGAACAAAAATCTGGTAGTTGTCCATCTTTAGATTCTTTATTAGATCAAATGGATGGTGATAGTCAGTATTGTCATGGTACATGGAAAGAGTTTGAAGATCTTACAGAAGCTGAACAGAAGCTTGTAGAAAAGCAAGTACAGCATCAGATGAAAGAAACTGCAGAGCAAACTGAAAAGAGACGTGGTAATATACCAGGAGAACTTGCAGATCTTATTAGAAGACTTAGACATATTGAGCCTCCAAAGTTTGATTGGAAAGGATACTTAAGAAGATTTGTTGGTAATTCTAGCGTATCATATACTAAGAAGTTAAGACGTAAGTATAACAAAAGGTATGTAGAAAATCCGGGTCTTAAGATTAAGTTTAAGAATAATATACTAGTTGGTGTTGACACATCAGGATCAGTATCTAATTCTGAACTAAAAGAATTTATGAATGAGTTGGTGCATATGCATAAAACTGGTCACAAGATTACAGTTGCTCAATGTGATACACAATTAAATTCAGTAGAAGAGTTCAATCCAAGAAAGGATTGGGAGATCAAAGGTAGAGGTGGCACAAGCTTTCAACCTGTTATAGATCACTTTAATGAAAAGAAGGGGAAATACACAGCCCTTATATATTTAACAGATGGAGAAGCATATACTCCAGAGAACTGTCCACACAATACCTTATGGGTACATAGTTCTCGTTGCAATATTAATGAAGACTTACCAGGTCTTAAAATACAATTAAATTAAAATTATGGCACAAGTAAATTTAAACATTGATGAATTAAAAGGTTTTGTTAACCACATAGTAAAGAACAATAGGTTCTTACAAGAAGGAGGTAAAAATCCTGTAGCTGTTGAAGTAGTAGGTGAATCAGGTATTGGTAAAACTACAGCTGTATTACAGTTAGCTAAAGAGAATAATCTTAATTTTGTTAAGCTTAATCTTGCACAGATTGAAGAGTTGGGTGACCTTGTAGGTTTTCCAGTTCGTCAGTTTCAAATGTACAAAGAGAAGCAAGTAGCAAAGAAGATTGATGATCTTAATTATACTGCAGCACAGAAAGCTGCGGCTGCTGCACAAGTTAGTAATGCTGCTGTTACAAAGAAAGTTGGACAGTGGGTTGATGAGCTTGCAGTTGAGGAGTATCTTAGACAAGGTTGGAAGATGACCGGTAAGAATAGAATGTCTTATTGTGCACCTGAGTGGATTGCAGATAAAAAAGATGGAGGTATACTTCTTCTTGATGATTGGAACCGTGCAGATGTTAGATTCATACAAGCTGTTATGGAACTTGTAGATAGACAGCAATATATTTCTTGGTCTTTACCAAAAGACTGGCATATTATATTAACTAGTAATCCAGATAATGGAGACTACATGGTTAATAGTATTGACTCAGCACAAAAGACTAGATATATTACTGCTAATCTTAAGTTTGATGTAGAAGTATGGGCTCGTTGGGCAGAAGAAGAAGGTATTGATACTAGATGTATTAACTTCTTGTTACTACACCCAGAGCTTGTAACACAGGAAACTAATGCAAGATCTATTACAGCATTCTTCAATGCTATATCTAGCTTTGAATCTTTTGAAGACAACTTATCTATGATCCAAATGATTGGTGAAGGTAGTGTAGGTGATGCATTTGCATCTATGTTTACTACATTTATTAATAATAAGCTTGACAAGCTTGTAACACCTAAAGATTTATTGACTCATGATAATGAGCAATATATTCTTGGTGAACTAAGAGGTTGTGTTGGTAAAGATGATACATATAGAGCAGACATTGCATCAACTCTGGCTACCAGATTGGCAAACTATTCTGTTGTATACTCTAAAGAAAACACTGTCTCACAAAAAATTACTGATAGATTGATTGCACTTTGTACTAAAGATTATTTTACTGATGATCTTAAGTATCTTGTTGTGCGTACAATTTTTAACGGTAATAAATCTAAGTTTAATAAAATGATGATGAATCCTGAAATCATCAAAATGACCGTAAAATAATATGGCAAGAGCAATACACCAGGAGTTTAATCCTGATGCTATTGAACATTTCTCTATTGACTGTGACCCTTATGGGGTCATGGTTGATAGAAATGGTACAATAGAAACCGTTTATATTGATGAGTCAAACTACACTTCTAAGAAAATAGAAGAAATTCTTGACAAAAGTGATTGTGATGTTCAACCGGACATGACACTATATAAAAAAGCATTTGTACTTCCTAATTGCCCTGTTTCTACTGACAGAATCAAAGCTGCATTAAAAGAACATAGTATAAGTATTACTAAAGATCTTGATGCTGCTGATGTTATAATATCTCATAGTTATATTAGTACACAAACAGATACATCTGAAAATATTAATCACAATTATTTATTAAATACTATATATAATCATGATTCTATTGATAGTGGATGTACAGAAGTTGATGATTATTGTGCAGCAAACGCAAGAGGTAATGAATTAGCTAGAGTTATATATTGTAGCAAAGTTCTAGAAGGATTTGTTGGTAACTATAAAGCTAACAGATTAGAGTTTCCTTATGATGCATATATGATCACTGGTCTTGCAGTTAATGCTGCGTATGCAGTTGAGATGGGTAAGCCAATATTTGATGTAGAAAAAGTTATGCATCAGTCAGCTACTAAAATTAAATTAGATGAAAGACTTTTACAAGATCTAATATCTATGAAAAATAGTGGTTCTGGTGATGACTGGAATATGATAGGAGCTATACTACCTACCATTGATTATAGATATAATCACCATTTACTATGGACATTATCTTATGAACTGTATAGTAACATGTACATGTATAATAGGAATAAAGATGTTCAGTATTGGAAGAGGGCATCTAGAATAGATGAGTATTATCATAGGTCTGCACTGGATCAAATCCAGTGGATGAAAGAAGAAGATACTCTTAACAAAGAATCTTTTAAGTATTTAGAATCTATTGTTAGAAAAGAAATAAGAATAGATAATAGAGACTTGTATGTATTTAAAGTAAGTGTTAAACCAGAATATAAAAAGTATTTAAAATGAAAAAGTTATATGAAATAGAAATAGCTGGAGGTACGCAAAGTGATTTTAGATTTATTGTAAGACACATGGGTTATTATGCCGGAGTTAGAGATTCTAATCGTTCTAGTAGTAAATTAGTTCAAAACTTAGTTGATTGTGAAGAACCTGATTCTGCATGGTTAACTGCTAATGTTGATAAAGTTTATAGATTACCACATCTACAATTATCTAGAGATAAATTATCTATACTGCAAGAAAAATGTAATTTTAAAACTACACGTAATATAGATGATGCACAATTAGTGATTGTAGGTGATAAGACTATAGATAAATGTATAAAAATTTATTGGGGTGGTTCAGATCAAATGACTAATGACAAAAGAACTGAATTATTAGAAATTGTACGTAGTTCTAAAATATCTCAAGAGCATATAGATTCAGTAGCAAAAAAATTATTACATATTGAAAGTAATTCACATATTATGGTATCAAATGGTTATTACTATCATTCTACGCAAAATGTTTACACAGATTTGATAGAAAAATTTACCGGAAGTGTGCGTTCACAGTCACGTAATTATGTAGAATTTGTACCTACAGAAATGTATGAACATTACAATAACATAATTAATTCTAATTATACATATGTTAGTGATGAACACATGAATAAGTTATGTACAGAAGATTCTATTATCATAGATAAAGAATCATTTAAAAATATACATAAACTTGTTACATCTCCAGATAAAGAAAATATTAGTGTTGGATTAAGTATGATGGCTAATTGTAATGAAGAGGCATCAAAAACATATCTTGCATTATTATTTGCATTTGATTCTGAGAATATGAAAGTATCTAATGTATGGAATACCGTTAACTTTAAATCTTTAAGAAAAGTATATGATAAATATATTAACTTATCATTGAGTCAATGGGGACATGCATATGATGTCTTAATTAAAAATATGTGTAAAGATAAATGTCTTACTATGTTTGCGTCAAGAGTAATTGCTAATACTATGTTTAAACGTGTATTATCTGGTTATTCTGGTGCAGGCACAAGAGAGAGTGTCTTTACATTGAATGCATCTGATCTAAAACTTAAACCGGAGTTTGCAGATCAACTTGTTAGTGATGTAGATACTAATTTGACAAATGTTATTAATGCTGGTAGCCATAATGATTTACCTTTTTAGTTTAGTGTGAATTTACCAGCGGTAAGAAAGTACGGGTTAGGTTTATAATATCTTGTGGAAGCCCGTGCTTCTCTTACCATTTAAATTTTAATTATGAAAAAAGATCCAATAAAAGAAGAAGAATTTTACAACAAGGATTATAAGTTTAGTTATTCATCATTGAATAAACTATTGTTTAGTCCATCACTTTTTTATAAAGATTATATCCTTAAAGAAAGGGAAGAAAAGACAGATAAGCACCTTATTGAAGGCAAGCTATTACATCTGTTGTTATTACAACCTGAAAAACTACATGAAGAATTTTCTATCGTTCCTAGCAAGATACCTTCAGATAATGTTCGTAAAGTTTTAAATGACTTAAAAAAAAGAATAGTAGGTGATTTAGAAGATCTAGGTCCAGAAATACTTGAAGTATTAAAAGAACATAATTTGTATCAATCATTCAAAGAAGATGAAAAAAGACTAAGCAAAATTCAGACTCCTGAAAATGCAGAGTATTTTAAATTTTTACTTGAAAGTGGTAAAGATATTATAGATAATGATATGCTTGCAAAAGCAAAAGAAAGAGTAGATATTATTAAAGATAATAAAGATGTATCATCTTTACTTGAAGTATCTGTTACTGACTTTGAAATAGATCCTATTGAAGCATGGAATGAGAAATATTTAGAATGTGATTTAAAAGATTATAAATTTGGTCTTAAGGGTTATGTTGATAGATATGTTATTGATCATGAATCAAAAGAAATAACTATTATAGATTTTAAAACAACATCTAAAAGTTTAGATAAGTTTGCAGAGACAGTTGATTATTATAACTATTGGATGCAAGCAGTTATTTACATTACATTGGTGATAAAAAATTCTATTGAAGATGTAAGTAATTATAAAATTACTTTTAATTTTGTTGTCATAGATAACTATGATCAAGTATATATATTTGATGTTAGTGATAACACACTAAGAGAATGGTATGATGGTTTTGAAGCAACATTAAAAGAAGCTAATTACCATTATGAAAAAAGAGATTATAGTTTACCATATGAATTTGCTAAAGGTAATGTAGTATTATAGTGAAAGGACTGTATAAAGAATATTTTCAAAAAAGTAAAGTCTTTCTTTATCCTTTGTTAGGTATTAAGAAAGGGGTTAGGTTTGTTCCTGTACAAACATATGTCAGCTGGGGTGATAGCTACGCTGAGTATAGGAACAAACTAATCTGTCTTTATACATTAGACAAAGATAATATTGATGAATTTGAAATATTCAGTGAAATCTATTTAGAATCTTCAGAATATTATGTTGCTAAAGATAGATTTAGTATGTATAATTTTATTTTTATTTTTGATTTAAAACCTTATAGAGTTGATTACAAAAGATTTTTAAATGGTAAATATTCAAAAATGAGAAAAAAGACTAAAGAAACCATAATAGGTTTTTTTGGTGAGTATGGAAATACTGGTGAATACATAGAAAGTTATCTATATCCTGGTTACTACTGGGAAGACTATGCTATGTTATTAAATGTCAGTGAGGAAGATTTAAAAAAAGTTGGTGAATTATGTAGTAAACCAGACTTTGATAAAGAAAACCTAACTGAAGACTTGGAAATTATAAAAAAAGAATTAAATTTGTAAAAAAATAAAACTGATATGGCAAAGAAAACTAAAAAGCATGTAGAGGAAAACCCAAAGACTATGATGTTAATCAAAAGTGCATTTGGCTCTATGAAAAGTTTTAAATTGATTCCTATTCATAATGATTGTCCTTATGTAGAATGTTTATTCTCACCAAGTGAAAAAATTATGGTAGTAATTTCTAAATTTATGAAGCAAAGTTATCATATGGTTCCTAGACTAGATGATAATGGAGATCAAGTTCCTGTTAAAGGAAGACCAAGAGCAAATGGTAAAGATTTTAGAGAAGAAAGAAGAGCAATGGATACTTGTTCAGAGCACTATGTAGTTACTGAAGAAGAGATCAGAGAGTTAATTCAAATGTTTGCTGTAAATCCAGATGCATTTGACTTAGATGAGTTTTTCTTAGAAGAAAGTAATATAGTTGGTGGTTCAGCTGAGAAACCAATAATTGCTGCTGTATAATTTATTAACCCCAAATTTGAGGGAGCTACGGCTCCCTTTTTTTTGCACTAAATTTTAAAACATGACTGGATTAGCAATACTAATAGGTATTTATATAATATTTAGATTAGCAAAACATGCTCTTCATCAAGGTAGAAGAATAGAAGAACAAAAAAAGTTAATTGAAAATATGACTAAATGGGAAGAAAAAAATAAAAAAGATAAATCATGAACCATTGGATAATGGACTATGAGACTTTGTCAAATTGTTTTGTTGGTGTATTTAAACACTATAAAACTGATGAGACACATATATTCTCTGTATGTTCATTACAGAATGATTATGATAAGTTCATAGACTTCCTAAAACAAAACATAGAAAATAGAGAGTGGCATATATCCTATAATGGACTAGCGTTTGATGCCCAAATAACTCACAATATAATTAAAAACCATGAAAACCTGAAGCTCATGGATGGAGAAAGCATAGCAGAAGAGATTTATACATATGCTCAATCCTGTATTGATAGATCTAATAAAAATGAGTTTCAAGAGTTTCCAGAATGGCATATGTCTATTAAACAAATAGATGTATACAAACTTAATCATTGGGACAATATGGCTAAAAGGTCTAGTCTTAAATGGATTCAATATAGTATGGATTGGGATAATATGGTTGATATGCCATTGCCTCATGATACAAATATAACAACTAAACAACAGCTTGATATGATTGTTGGTTATTGTATTAATGATGTTGACTCAACCAAAGAAATATTTAATCAATGTAAACCTTTGATTGCTTTGCGTAAAAATCTGACTGATCAGTATGGTATTAATTTATACAGTGCATCAGAGCCAAGGATTAGTAAAGAGTTATTTGCATATTATCTTGGAAAAGAACTTGGTATACCTAAGTATGAATTAAAAAAACTTAGAACATATAGAAATGTTATTAAGGTAAAAGATATTATACTAGACTATATTGAGTTTGCAACACCAGAGTTTAATAATCTTCTTGACAAATTTAAAACTGTAGAGATAAATCCAAACTTTACTAAAGGTGGATTTAAATATTCAGTTATATACAAGGATGTTAAAACAGACTTTGGCTTGGGTGGTGCACATGGTTGTAACAAACCGGGTGTTTATGAATCAGATGAAGATAATATTATTATGTCTTCAGATGTTGCCAGTTTCTATCCTAACCTTGCAATTAAGAATAAGATTGCACCTGCACATCTAGATAAGAAAGCATTCTGTGATCTGTATGAGTGGTTCTTTACAGAAAGAAAAAAGATTCCTAAGAGTAATCCTATGAACTATGTATATAAAATTATACTTAACAGTACATATGGCCTTAGTAATGACAAAAACTCTTTCCTGTATGATCCGCAGTTTACTATGTTTATTACTATTAATGGTCAACTTACGCTGATGATGCTATATGAAATGATCTGTGAAGCTATTCCAGAAGCCATTCCATTGATGCAAAATACAGATGGTGTTGAGACAGTAATACCTAGATCTAAAAAGCAAATATACTTAGATGTATGTAAAAAGTGGGAGGAGATAACTAGTTTATCTCTTGAGCACGGTACATATTCTAAACTTGTTCTTGCTGATGTCAATAATTATATTGCAGTAGATGAAGATGGTAAAGCTAAATGTAAGGGACGGTTTGAATTTGAAGATTTAGCTCTTCACAAAAACAAATCTAAACTAATCATTCCAAAAGCATTGTATGCATACTTTGTTGATGGAACTTTACCAGAAGAAACACTTAAGAATAATAATAATATACTTGATTATTGTATTGGTGGTAAATCAAAAGGTAATTGGCAACAAGTTGCTAGATCTATAGAACATAACCAACCTGTAGAATATAAACTACAGAAAATAAATAGATATTATATCTCTAACAGTGGTTGTAAAATAATCAAAGTCAATAAAAATGATAAGAGAGAAATACAACTAGAAGCAGGTAGATGGATGCAAACTATTATGAATGATATAGAGCACAAAGAATGGGCTTTATATGATATTAATGAAAAGTATTATCTAGATGCTATTGAAAGAGAAATTAATAATATCATTGGAATACAGAGCAATCAACTCTTGTTATTCTGATACAAAATCAGTATATTTGAATTTAAAATTTTAAAAAATGGGATACAAAAAACCAACTAGTTGCAGTGCAGATCATCTGGCTGCAGCTAAGTTCCCAAATCATGGGAGCACATACACAGTAATACGTCACAAATTTCTTATTGATGCTAGCAGAAGCCTATTAAAAACACATGGCTTTGATATTGTCAATGAAGAGTATAAAGCTACAGGAGATTGTAATATAGCACAAGGTATTTATCATATCAAGTCACAAAAAGATCCTGAGTTAGGTATGATGTTTGCCTGGACCAATAGTTATAATAAACAAATTAGATTTCAATGTGGTATTGGAGCCTACGTATTTGTTTGTAATAACGGAATGGTAGCAGGTGACATGTCAACCTATGCAAGAAAACATACAGGTAATGCTGACTCTGAAGCATTCAATCAAATAATGTCACAAATAAAAAATGCTAATAAGCATTATACAAAGCTTATCAATGATAAGGATTCAATGAAGAATGTTACTATGTCTAATAAAGAGCAGGCAGAACTAGTGGGACGTTTATTTATTGAGGAAGAGTTAGTAGATAGCAGTCAAGTTTCTTGCATCAAAAAAGAGATGAATAAACCATCATATCAATATGGTGTTGGACAAGACACAGCATGGGCATTTTATAATCATGTTACACATGCATTAAAGATGTCACATCCTAGGTCATGGATGTCTGATCAACAAAAGTTTCATGAGTTTATGATTGCAGAATGCTTAAGTCAATCTACAATACAAACTACTGATACAAATAATGTTGAGTCAGACCCAATAGATCCTAATCAACTTACAATTGATCAGCAGATAGCTGATGTATCAGAAACTGAAATACAACTACCAGATGGTAGAGTTATAGATGAACTTGATGCAGCAGAGCCTATGAATGAAATAGTTGAGGTTGATGAAGAAACCTTTGATTTTGAAATGTAATCTGAGTCATGTCAGACAGTGTTAAGAGTCTTGTATAACTTTTTATAGTATTTAGTTATACAAACTCTTTTCACTATAATATTATATTATATGAAATTAATAACAACACATCCAATTAAAAAATCTGATTTAGGTTTTCATGCTAATCTATTTGGAGGAAAACTTTTAGCTTGGTTAGACGCAGCAGGTGCAGCATATGCTATGCAAGTATGTGATACACCGCGTATGGTTACAGTAATGATAGATAAATGTATATTTAAAAAACCTGCAAAAGAAGGACAACTTATAAAAATATATGGTAAAGTTGTACATATTGGTAATACTTCTATTACATTTTATTTAGAAGCAAGAGTACACAATGTATATTCAGGTGATCAATCTGTTATACTATCAACTAATATAAGATTTGTTAGAATAGATGAAAACAATGATCCTATACCAATATCAGATAAAGTAAAAAAACAATATGCAGTATAATGGAAATAGAAGAAATACAAGAAAAATTTATTAATAAATTAAAACCTTCAGGCTGGTATGAGACAGATATATGGAACTTAATCCATTCTCCACAGTTTAGAAGGCCTATAGAAACACTTATGTCAGAAGTAAGTGATGGTAAAAAGTTTACACCTAAATTTAAAGATCTATTAAAAGCATATGAGCTATGCAATTATAATGATCTTAAGGTTGTAATTGTTGGACAAGATCCATATCCACAGGCAGATGTTGCTGACGGAATAGCATTTAGTTGTTCTAAGACTAATAAAGAACAGCCATCATTAAGATATATTTTTGATGAACTTCAAACACAGTATCCAGATGCAACTAGAGATTGTGATCTAAGTAGATGGTCTAAGCAAGGCGTGCTTATGTTAAATACTGCACTGACATGTGAAGTAGATAATATTGGCGCACATGTTAAGACATGGAAAGGTTGGACAGAGTTTATATTTAGTAATGTTTTAAATGATTATTCTAAAGTTATTGATTTTGTATTTATGGGTGCTAAGGCAAAACCATTTGCAAATATGATTTCTAATAATCATAACAAACATTTTGTAATTCATCCTGCAGCTGCTGCATACCGTGGTGGTAAGTGGGATAGTGATAACTTATTTAAGAAGATAAATGAAAATCTCAAAGAAAGAGGAGAAGAAGAAATCCAATGGTAAGAAAAAAGTTACAAAACCTAAACCTAAAGAAAAAGAAAAAGATAAAGGTAAAGAGTGTGACCTCATCTTCATCTATTGGCAGTAATATTGTAGTTATATGGCCAAGTTAAAATATCAAAAAACAAAAACTTTAGTTACTAAGACAAATAACAATAGCTCTGATTGCATTGCACCAAATATAATCTACGGATGTTTTGGTGGTTGTGTGGACACCTATTGTTATATGTCAAGGTATAATGGACACAGAGTATTTGTCAATGAGAATGTTGACCAGATATTTAACTCTGTAGTTGAATGGGAAAAAACTTATAATAAAGTTCCTAATCAACAAGATCCTGTATATACAATGGTAGACATTGCATGCAATTCAGACTTAGTTTTGATGCAGAAGCATGTACCAGGGACACTTCATAATTATCTTAAGATGTATGATGATCACCCACAACTTAATAGCACTATGGCTACTAAGTATCCAGGTCTGCTAAAGCTTGATGTAAATCACTTTAATAAAAGGCCACGTGTGCGTGTTAGTCTTATGCCACAAAAGTATTCAGATGTTCTTGAGCCAAAGATGCAGAAGATACTATCTAGGATTCATGATGTCAATAGACTGAAAGATCTTGGATGGGAAGTTCATCTTAATTATTCTCCACTTGTATTCTATCCAGGTTGGCGTGATGAGTATGATACACTATTTAAACTTGTAAAGAAATACGCAGGTGAAAATAAATGTGAAGTTATTGCACTTACTAATCATGTGAATCAAATGAATAAAGCAAGTGAAGAGGCACGGGAATACATGAAGTATTCAAATGAAGTGAAAAATTATAGTGGAGTCATGAGATACCCACTTAGACAAAAGACAAAGTTACTTAGTGACTTTAAGAGCATCTATGGTAAATATTTTAATTTATCTACCATAAGATATATTTTTTAATTATTAATCTTTAAATTTGTAAACATGAATGACAATTTAAAACCAATGGAAATGGAAGAGCCTAATCTTTCAAATGTAAAATTAGATCAAGAACCAAACATTGAAAATGTTAATCTTGATGAGGATAGTATTATTAGAAAACATGCAGAGACAATAGTCAACGCTGACAAGAATAATGAATCAAACTAATTTTAAAAAACTTTTAAAAGCTAGATTTAAAAAGATTGAGGATACTTTTACTGTTAAACAGAAAGAGTATGCTAATGACTTTGATGTATTTGAGAATATAAAAAATGGTGTAGGATTATCTGTATTTACCACAGAACCTGAGCAAGTAGCATGGAACTATGCTGCAAAGCATCTTGAATCAATTATATCAATGTTAGAAAAGTTACCAGAAGAAGAACCTTCTGAGGAACTGATTAATGAAAAAATAGGAGATGCCATAAACTATTTAATTATTATAGAAGGGCTTTTAAAAGAAAGAAAGTAGATATAAAACCAACGTTTATATTTACTGTAAAGGGGCTAGCAGGTTTATTCCATTTCCTGCTAGTCTTTTTTTTTATGATTTCCAGAATCTACCTGTAGTCTGTAATCTTAGGTTAGTAATAGCACCTGATGCAGATCCTGCTGTTACAGTATATTGATAACCTATAAAAAATAAGTCACCCACTAAAAGTGTTATATTATTAGTTTGTGCATTTGTTTGCACTCTATTTGCTGTTGTATTAAAATCTATATCACCTAATATTTGTGTTGTATAATTAAAAGTACTATCTCCTGCAGTTGGGCTATATCTATATAATACAACTTTTACTTGACCTCCAGTACCTAAAGCAGCAATAGCTGCATCTGTCATATTAGCCATTGATAAAGTATACCAACTTACTCTATCCCATGCAGTTGTTGCTCTCTCAAGGTTAGTTTGCCATTTAAAAGCTTCATCTGATGGATATGATCCTGGACTAACTGAAGATCCTATATTCTTACCTGTATAAAATCCTGAACCACGGTCTTCTAATATAGGAAACAAGTATGGATCTCTCATGTCCCATGATGCTATAAATAAATTATGATTATTTATTTGATGATATACATTAGATGCATCTATAGTAATTTGTGTTGCACTGTTTCTTGTTAAAGTAATGTCTGTACCTTCAGTTAGATTGACTGTAGAGTCAGATCCAGAAGCAGCATCTAAAAGTAAAGGAACGTTAGAACCTGCTTTTGCACTTGCTTCTAAAGTATAAGTATCTCCACCACCTCCAGAACAACATGTTCCATAAGCTATTGTACAAGAAGCAAACTCATGTACAAAATCATTATCACCTTGTACAGGTGATACAACTTTTTTAATTACTGAATTAGCAGGATGACTACTAAGTGTACTAAGACCATCAATTAAAATACCTTGTGCTTTTTCAGGAGTAGTTGTTGTAGGATTAAGAGTAATTGTTATTGTGTCTTTAGCATTAACATCTCTGGCACCTTTCATATAAATAATTAACTGATTGGTACCTTTACCAAAACCTATTATGCTACTAGTTCTATACAGTTGTGTTTCACCTGCTGTACTATCATAAAATGATAACATAAAATCAACTCTTGCGGGAGTTGATCCTACTTGTGGTCCTGGATTGTTTATAGGCATAGTTATAAAATTATCTGCCCTGACCTACATATTGTTTCTTATAGTTCTGAGCTCCTTTACTTTTACTAGTTTTGGTCTTAGCATGTACTCCAGGTCTTTTCTTTTTCTTATTACCTGTAAATACATATACGTTTACTTTCCTAGCCATAATTTATTTTCTAGTTTTTTTAGGATCCATTGATGTTCCATATCTTGCGTAACCCATATTGTTACGTACTGATCTAGATAATTGTCTTAAACCAGCACCTTCTTTACCAGGAGGTACTTCTTTAAGTTCTTTTCCTTTTTGAGCTTTATCTTTTGCTCTTCTTGCTGATGGTGCAGCTCCATAAGCTCCTCCAGCTCCGTAAGTTACAAGGCCATTTTTACTTTTAAAGCCTCCTTTAATGTGCATTGGCATAATTTCTAATTTTTAATAGTTATTTTTTCTTTACTTTCTCCACAGAACGGCCACCAAAATAAGCACCTATTACTGTTATTAATACTAGTTGCAGTAGATCAGTCCACTTCTCTTCTACAACAAAGCTTATTGCACCTGCGTCAATAAAAATAAGTAGCATAGTGCAAACAATTAAAAATATAAGAACCATTGGTCTTACATTCTTAGATAACCAAGAGTCAGATGCCATATCAGCATTCCAACGTTCAGTTATTTGTTTATCCATCTCAGCTTCATGCTTCAGGATTAATTCTTTTAGTTTTCTTTTAGCTTCTAGCTTTTCTTCTTTGGATGTAGTTAGGTTATCTAGAACCCCACCAACTGATTCAACCAGTTCTCCTGCACCTCCGCTAAATATTTTTCCTAGTATACTCATATTATAATACTCTATTTGGGCCCATTTCCATTCCATATGGACAACCACATCCTTGTACTTGTCCTCCTTCAGCCTTCTTAAAACTTTTTAATGTCTTTGCTAAGTTACATCTACGTTTAGCTTTTGTAGATGGTGGATTTTGACAATACTGAGATATACTCATACCTTTTGCTTTAGCAGCAGCGGTAAGAGATCCCGGTTTTTTTATTGCATCTTTAATCCAGTTCTTAGACATTAATCACATTTTTTAGCATGTGAACCATCACAGTTTCCATCAGGATCTTGTGTTTTACCACATGCACATTTCTTAGCCATGTATTTGTCAAATGCTCCTGACTTAACTACATCAGCAAATAATTTAAATTGTTCTTTAGTGAAAGATGTATATCCTTCTTCATCACCACCTACTACA